CGGTACATCAGCATCATCAAGAGTTAGTAGCATTCTACGAATACCTGCATCTGTGATGTCAGAAGCATTAGATGAGTTACCAGTATAAAGGGTAGAACCATGTCCACCAATTACTGCTTTCTCAAATGATGCTGCTGCTGTACCACCTACTGTACCACCTTGTAAACCCTCTGTAAGAGCAAACAAATCAGTATCTACTTGCTTGGCAAGCGCATAGCCAGCATCATCGGTGTAGAACTTTCTCATTGAAGCTAGTGCTTGAACTTCTGCAATATCTTCAATTAACTTTGAATATTCGTAATGTTTATCAATACTGACTGTTACTTTCGTATTAGTAGCTGCTGATAATGTTACTTGAGTGTTTGCTGCTTTAGCACTTGCACTTCCTCTTGCCGGCACAGGAATATATGTAGTGTCTCCTTTTTTGCCTTTATGAGAAAGTTTAGTGACTAGGTTAGCAACCACTAGATTTGACTTGTACGCACCTATAACTTCATCTGACCATAGTTCAGGAATGAAGTTATTGGCGACACTAGTCGTGACTTGGTTAGTACCTAACGCCATTTTCTTCTCCTATTATAAGTAAATTATTTAACCCTACCTTCCGCATACGCTAATTGAATTTCATCAGCTAACGCAGCATGTCTGTTAGGGTCAGTTACCTGTAGATTGATTAAATCAGCTCTACGGTAAATCTTCTTTCCACCGACAGCTTCTCCTGAAGAGCGTGTTTCTGAGCTAGTCTTTTGTAATGCTTTTTCTCTTTTAACTTTTTCTTTCTTTTTAACTTCAGCAGTTTTACTTGCCATGTTAATTTGCTTCCATGTTGTAAACAACTCGTTAGCAGATTCAAAGTCATAAGAGTCAGCAGTACGGAATAACTCTTGTCGTATCTTGCTTGCTCCAACCCAGTTACGAAAGTCATCGCTTTCTACTATTTCCATAAAATCAGGATGAGCAGCTTCTAACTGTGCTTGATTCAACGCTTGATTTTGCATGGCTCTAGTTTCTTTAGCTTTAACTACATCGGGATGTTTTTCTATAGCTGAGTTAACTGCATTTGCAGGGTCAGCATAGAACTGGTCCTCGAATGGTACTGGTTCTTCTTTCGGTGTAATAGCTTCAGGTGCTTGTTGTTGAGTTGCCATTAAGCTGTCAATTAATTTCCGTTGATGTCCAACTTCCATTCCTTGTTTACCTAATATCTTTTCAGCATTTTGGTGCATCTCAATAACTTCTTCAAGTGATTTACCAGCATACTTTTCAGGAATTGTAGATTCAGGCTCTGTTACCTCAACTTGTGTTTCTTCTTGGATATCATAATCCTGTTGAGTTTCTTGTGCTTCTACTTCTTGATTTTCTGTTATTGGTGTTTCAGTTAAAGGTGCTTCGTCTACTACTATACTCATGTTTTGGTCCTCGCCCATCTGGGTTATGAAGTTATATTAAGGTAGATTCCTTATGAAGAGGATTGTTCTACCGCTAGTTTTGTTGCATCTTCCAGACTTTGCAATTGTCTTAGGACTTGCAACTGACCCTTAGCATGCCAAAGGTCTTTTTCACTTTCAAGAGTGCGTATATCAACTACATTCTCTTCAGTAATTTTCATGTCAGCCATTAAATCTTTCCACCCTTCGGTTTCAAATAAAGCTAACCTATCTTTTAAAAACTGTTCGTCAGGTTTCATTGTACTCGTGTATTAATTGCTGCTTTAGAACCTGCTTCCCTAGCTTTAGCTAGATTTAATATTGTTTCTGATTTCAGATGTTCCATCTCTGGTACATTTCTTTCTGTTTCAGAGCGTTGATTTGCTATATCAGCTTGTAGTTTATCTAAATCTAAAGCATCTTTTTGCAGTTTAATAATTTGTTCTTCTACTTGTATTTCATTAGGTACAGCCATAGCTGCTTGTGCTTGATGTAGTATAGCTTTACCTTTTTCTTCTTCAGCTTCAGCTAGTGTCTTTTGAATATTAGCTTGTAGCTGTTGTATTTGTAACTCATTACCTATATTTTCTAACTCTTGCTCTGCGCCATCAGGCTGACTACCTTGCATTAAAGCTTGTACAATCTGGTCACGGTTATGAATACTAGAGTTTTGCATCATAGCTAATAAGATTACATCAAAAGCAGGTGAATCTTTAGGTATAGATTGTAACATCTGTACCATTTGGTTCATCTCTAATTCTTTAGCCATTATACCCATAGTTGAATAGGGTATAAACTTGTAATCATTAACTGGGTATCTATCTACATCAAACTGTATCTTTCTCCACATTGCTTTTTGTATCAAAGGTACAAGGAATGTGTTTTGGAAATTCATTAAAGTACGCTTTTGTCTTTTAATAGCAGCACTTTGTTGCATTGACATACCACTAGCTGTAGCTCTATCACCTGCTACAGCATCAGAAGTACCTGTACCCATTTGAATCATAGCCTGTAAGCTGTTTACTTGGTCAAATGTACTTGGGTCTGTTGTTCCCATGTCTAATGGCATAATAGCATCTCTAGGATTACCATTAGTAAGTACTGTCTTACCGGGGCGTACTTCAAACTTAACACCTCTAGGTAGTCTTGTAGCGTCAGCAGCCATCATAGGTGTAGTAGTTAGTGCTAGTGAATCAATTCTAGCTCTCATTTCAGCATCTAATGCTTTCTGTGCGTTATATGCTTTCTCTGAAACTCCTCTACCCCAGAATTTATTAGGAACTAAGTCATGTTGGTAAGATATAAAAGGTCTATCTTCCATAATAAACAAGTTTTGTTCTACTCTAAGTATATGTTCATCATTACATATAGTAACAACTGCTTCTACTAACTCATCTTTCTTAGTGTATTCAAAATCATCTTTATCTTTGCTAGGCTTAAGAAATCTTTTAGGTACTTTACCCCAATACTCAGTAATCTTAACTGAGTCAGACTCATCAGCTTGTTTCATTTCAGGGTCGTAACCAAAAGATACAGTATCGTAACTGCCATCAAGAGGTACATCTCTGTATATACCTGATAGAATACCTTCAACTACATGATAACGAGGTTTGATTACCTCATGTGCTACACCTAAAGCTTCATTAATAGTGTTAGCTGATGGGTCCATAAGAAACTCTTTAGGAGATATAGGTTCTACCCTAACATCTATAGAGGGATACTCTACTAACTGACGAGTAGTAGTGGTTGTACCTTCTACAGGTACTTCAGCAGGTGTTCTTTCTATAGATTGTTCAACAACTATCTTTCCAATACCAGTACCATATATAGCACTATTAAGGAATACCTCACAGATAGCATCTTTACAACCTGTTTTTTCTAAATCTTCTTGTAATAAGTTCCTTACATACTCCGCATCTTGTGGATTTTCATCAAGCATGTCGTCTTGTATGTCAAACCATTTCCCCCTGCCAAAAGTTGCCTCCTCTAATTCAGCAACAGCAGACTCAATAGCTTGTTGCATAGCAGGAGCTATGATTCTAGACTTTTCAGAGCTGCGTGTTCTGTCTTCTTGTAGCCAAATACCACGCCATAGGCGATAATACTCATCCCATTTCTGTACATAGTTAGTATCTCTGTGGGTGCGCCATGTTTCTAGCCTATGATTAAGCCATCCAGCTAAAGCTTGGTATTTAGTTTCTTTATTTTCAAACATTTATAGAAATATCTCCATTAACGCAGGTAATTCTGTGGAGTATAGCACATTTTAGGTAGTTGTGTAGAGGTTTCTAGCAAATTATCTAATATCCTGCTATTTCATCGTATGGTTCCCAGTCATCTTCCATATCTATAGAGTATGCGAAGTCTGCTATAGACACTTGGTCTATATAGGCTAGGCTATCCAGTAAATCGTCATGACTTAGGTGATTAGGAAAGTCTAACATCTGTGACATAAAGACTTTCCAATCTCTATCCTCGTTAAAACTTATCTGTCCATGCTCTAATCTACCCTGTAAAGACCAAGTAATGCGCTCAGTCTTTTTCTTACCCCCATGTCGCAGCTCATCTATATGTACAAACCTATTCTCTGTACGCATTTCATCTTCTAGGTAAGGCATAATAGCATTCTTTAAAGAACCTGTTTCTATACCTACAGTAGTAGCTTCATTTACATCCGCAGCTTTAAGTATTTTCTTAGCAGTTTCTTTAATACCCCATCTTCCATGTAGAATATCTTTAACCCACCACTTATCTCTATCTATTTTTACAATAGCTATAGAAGTTTCGTCTAATTTAGAGCCTTTTAATCCTCTTTCTTTTTCTACAGCTTCAAATCCAGCAGGGTCTACAGCTATTACATAGTTACCTTCTTCAGGTTCTTTAGATGTATGGAACCATTCTTCTTTAAAGATACCTCCAGAGAAAGTTTCAAAGCTTGCTTCAAATTCTTGTCTAAATGCCATAGAAGACATTGAGCGTTTTGCTGCTTCAATCTCATCTGCTGCTATATAAGGGTTATCTGTAGAGTTAAATTGAAAAGCTTCCCAGTCTTCTTCCTTTTGTGCTTCTGTATATAAGTCATAGAAATGATTTTTACCAGCAGGTGTGCCAATAAAAAGAGCTTCTCCTCGTACATCCGCTAGAGTAGGTCTTAAAATCTGCTCCCATACAATAGGCTTCATACTCGCATACTCATCTAAGACCACATATGCCAAACCTACGCCACGCAGCGTGTCCGGTCTGTCCGAACCCTTAAGATATATCTTTCTATCGTTAATTAATGTTAGCCTAGCTGTATTCTCGTAAGCATCTTTGATGACATCAGCACCTAATTCTT